GATTCACAGTCTCGCATCACCGAACATTGAAAGGTCAGAATGGAACGCGAGACTGTGAATCGCCGGGAGGCGTCGCTCGAATGGCTTTGCGAACAGATTGCAGACGTTGTTCGGCCAGAGTTCGGAGGATCGGCCGAGCGCAGCCAGTCGCTTGCTCAAGCCGTGATGAAAAGGCTTCGCGAGCGCTGTGGCGGAAGGCACATCTACATTGCAAGCGCGGTGAAACTGCGCCATGAGGCGATTGTTTCAGAGTTCAACGGGCGCAACATTGCGGAATTGGCGCAGAAACACGGCGTTTCCGAGCGCTGGGTTTATCGTCTGACCAGCAAGCCAAAAGAACCGCGCAAAAGGTGAACGTTTTGCTCTAGTTCGTCCACGCAAGGCTGCGCAGAATCCTGTTTCATGCGCAGCGATTACACTCCTCCTTTGCGGCTTCGCCCCGTCCGCTCCTTCCAAGCAGTCGCTGCGCACCCCGTATGAGCTCGGCAAGCGATCGCCTCGCCGCGTATCTGGCCGCTGAACTGGCGATTCTCGGTCGGCAGTCATACACCATTGGCGACCGCTCTCTGACGATGGCGGATCTATCCGAAGTCCGTCGCGCAATCACCGCGCTACAGAAGGAAGTCTCCGCGGAAACCGCTGGCACATCCGGCCGCGTCGGGCCTCGTCACATGCTCTGCGACTTTCGATGACGGACCCAGCGCGCGCCAACCTGATCGACCGCCTGTTTGCCGCCGTGGCGCCAGTCGCCGCTTTGCGTCGCGCCGCCGCCCGTCGAGTTCTCGCCAGTTACGACGCCGGAACGCCAAGCCGCCTGCGGCGATTCTCTCGAGAGACTCGCTCCGGAGATCACCTGGCCAACCTGCAATCGGCATCTATCCGCACCCAGGCGCGCGACCTTGATCGCAATCACGATCTGGCAAAAGGCGCGTTGACTGTGATGGTCAACAACATCGTCGGACCTGCCGGTGTTGGAATTGAACCGCAGCCGCGATCGGTATCAGGCGAGATCCTTGACGAACTTTCGCGCCAGCTTCTCGAACTCTGGCGGGACTGGCAGCGGCTGCCGGAAGTCACGCGCGCGCATTCGTGGGCTTCTGTTCAGCGGCTCATGTGCCGTACCTGGCTACGCGACGGCGAAGGTTTCGCGCAACTGCTCGAAGGCTCTATCCCGTCGCTAGACCACGGGACGAAAGTACCGCTATCGCTTGAAATGATCGAGCCTGACTTGGTGCCAACGGAAGCCGAAACGATGCTGCCACAAGGCGGTGGAATCGTGCGCAACTCATGGGGCCGGCCTGTCGAATATCGCGTCTACAAGCGTCACCCCGGCGCCAGCGTTCGACTGTTTCAAGCCAGCGATCTGAAAACCATCCCAGCCGATCGGATGTTGCACTTGATGCTGACCGACCGCATTGGACAGGGCCGCGGTGTTTCGGTGCTCGCTTCGGTGATCACCCGGCTCGAAGACCTCAAGGACTACGAGGAAAGCGAGCGAGTCGCCGCGAAGATCGCAGCGTCAATGGCCGCGTACATCAAAAAATCAGAGCCGGACCAGTACGCCATGGAGACAGACGCGGGTGGAGAAATCATCCCTCGCGACATGCGATTCCGCCCCGGCATGATTTTCGACGACCTTCGCCCGGGCGAAGAAATCGGCATGATCGACACCAGCCGGCCAAACACCAATTTGCAGGCGCACCGCGACGGCCAACTGCGAGCGATCGCCGCCGGTATCGGTGGCAGCTACAGCTCCATCAGCCGCAACTACAACGGCACCTACTCCGCGCAGCGCCAAGAGCTGATCGAGCAGTGGACGCACTACCAGTCCATGACCGAGGCCTTCACGGCGCAATTCGTCCGGCCTGTGTGGGAGCGATTTGTAGCGCTTGCGCTTGCCTCTGGTCTGATCAAAGCGCCGCTGGAACTCGACCTTGCCACGCTGGACGATGCGCTGTTTGTCGGACAGACGATGCCATGGATTGACCCGGCGAAAGAGGCTCAAGCAAACGAGATTCTGGAGCGCAACTGCTACAAGTCAGGCCCTGAAATAATCCGCGCCCGCGGGGGCAATCCTCGCGAGACTCTGACGCAGCAGGCCAGTTGGGCGCGCGAGAAAGCAGAGCGTCTTGGAGTACAGAACGCTGCCGGAGACATGAGCTCCGACGCAACCGACCAAGAAAACGACGCAGAAGACAACACGGAAAACGCCAATGCAGCCTGAACAAATCCAGAACGCGCCGCCGTCATGGTGGGCAATCAACTGTCGAAGCGGCAGCCGCTCGGCAGAAGTGAGCATTTATGGCGACATCGGCGAAAGCTGGTCTGATGAAACCGTGACCGCTCGCGCATTCGTTGCCGAGATCGCCAAGCTCCAAGTCGACAGCCTGCTCGTCCGCATCAATTCGACAGGCGGAAGCGTCCCCGACGCGCTCGCAATCTACAACGCGCTGCGCCGCCATCCGGCCGCCGTCGTCAGCCGCGTGGAAGGCGTCGCCGCCAGCTGTGCGTCGATGATCGCAATGGCAGGCGATGTCGTCGAGATGGCAGAAAACGCCATCCTGATGATTCATGCGCCATGGTCAGGCGTCTCCGGCAATGCCCGAGATTTGCGCGAGATGGCCGACACGCTCGACCGCTTCGCCGCGTCCATGGCTACCAGTTACGTCCGCCCGAAGACCAAAGACTCGCCCGGCCTGACATATGACGAAGCGCTTGCGCTGCTCACTGACGGCGCCGACCACTGGTATAGCGCAAGTGAGGCGATGGGCGCCGGCCTGGTAGATCGCATCACCGAAGCGCAGCGCATCGCCGCAGCCGTTGACATGCACCGTTATCAAATCCCGCCAAGGCTCAGGCCAGCGGCATCTATCCCACTGGCAAAAAAGGAATCCGCCATGAACCCTGAAGAAATCCAAGCCGCGGCACTTGCGGCGAAACCCGCTCCGCAAGAAACCGTCGCGCCTGCCGCGGCAATGATTCAGATTGACGAAATCAAGGCCGAAGCTCTGCGCGATGACGCGCAGCGCCGGCAGAACATCGAAGCGATTGCCTCGCCATGGCTGCAAGGCGAAGGCGCACGCACTGACGTCCGCGAGCTCGTCAAGGCTGCCAGCAACAGCGGCCAGAGCGTCGAGGCTTTCCGCCGCGACTTCCTGATCCTGCTCGGCAAGAATAACCCCGGCATCGGTGGCGGCGTGCTCTTCACCGTCGAGGACGAGACGGACAAATTCCGCGCCGGCGTTACTTCAGGCCTGCTGATCAAGGCCGGCTTGTCTGCCAATGACACAGGCAACGAGTTCCGCTCGTATTCGCTCATCGAGATTGCCCGCGCCTGCTTGCAGCGCCGCAATATCTCGATGCGAGGCATGGAAAAGATGCAGGTGGTCGGTGCGGCTTTCACGCACTCCAGCAGCGACTTTACCAATCTGCTCGCCGACGTCAGCAACAAAGCGATGCTCAAGGGCTGGGAATCGGCAGAAGAGACGTTCCAGAAGTGGACAAGCCGCGGCAACCTTCCTGACTTCAAGGCATCGAAGCGCGTCGACATCAACACCTTCCCGGCTCTTGCCAAAGTCGAGCAGGGCGCCGAATACAAGTATGTGACGACCGCCGACCGCGGCGAGACGATCCAGCTTGCTACCTACGGCTCGCTTTTCTCGATCACGCGCCACGCGATCATCAACGACGATCTGATGGCCTTTACCCGCGTACCGGAGAAGATGGGCCGGGCGGCTATCCGCACGGTCGGCAACCTTGTCTACGCCATCCTGACCGGCAACCCCAACATGGCCGATGGTGTTGCTCTGTTCCACGCCAACCATGCCAACCTCCTGACCGGAGCTGCCATCTCGACCGCCTCGGTGGACCTTGCCGCCGCTGCGATGGCTCGCCAGACGGACCCGACCGGAACGACGCTGAATATCAATCTGGCATACCTGATCGTTCCGCGCACCCTGAAGGGCCTGGCGCTTACGGTTGCCACCAGCGAACAGGAAATCACCGCCGGCAAGACGGCCACCACGCCGAACTGGATGCGCAACACTTTTGAGGTGATCGCCGACCCGCGCCTGGATACCACGTCGACGTCCAACTGGTTCGGCGCCGCTTCTCCGGTCACGAACGACACCATTGAGGTTGCCTATCTCGACGGCAACGACCAGCCGCAGCTTGAGCAGCAAGGTGGATGGACGGTTGACGGCGTGGAGTTCAAGGTGCGCATCGATGCCGGAGTCAAGGCGCTAGATCATCGCGGGCTTGTGAAGAACCCGGTCTAACCAAGATTGATTTCACCCGCTGGAAACGGCGGGCTTTAAAGGAAGAAAGCATGAAAACTTTTTTGTACGAGGGCGGCACGCTTCCGCTCACCCCTGCCGCTGATGTCGCATCCGGTGTCGGCTACCTTTTCGGCGCAGCTCTGTTTGGCGTGGCCGTTACTGACGTTGCGAGCGGCGCAGAAGGCGCATTCAAGACCGAAGGCGTTGTGACCATCGGCAAAACTTCCGCTTTGGCAATCACTATCGGCGATCGTCTGTTCTGGGATGCGACCAACAAAGTAGTCAACAAGACGTCTGCCGGTCAGCAGTGTGTTGGGGTGGCCTTCTCGGCTGCAGCCAACCCGTCTGCAACCGTGCAGATGAAGATCGGCCAGTATCTGCCGGCCGCGACCTGATCAAGTGTCGCCGCGCGTGGCCGATGGCTGCGCGCGATTTGTCTGCATAGCAACATGGAAAGGCATCACATGAAAAAACTTTCTCTCCACCTGCTGGCCGCCGCTGTGATCGGCCTCGCGCTACAGGCCTGCACTGATCCGGTGCTGGCCGGATCCCTCACCGACTTCGCCGAAAACAAGCTCATCGATACCGTCTTCCGCGGCCAGGCGTCCGGCATTCCGGCGAGCTGGTACGTCGGTCTTGATACGGTAGCCTGCGGCGAAACCGGCAGCGGCACCGAGGTTTCTGGCGGATCGTATGCTCGCGTCACAGTGGCATCCAGCCTAAATAATTGGGCCGGAACGCAGTCTGCAGGCTCGACCGTCGCAAGCACCGGCACCGGCGGCACGACCAGCAACAACGGCGCGATTACATTCCCGGCACCTACCGCGAACTGGGGCGTAGTCAACAGCGTCCGAATTTGGGATGCCGCCTCTGCCGGCAATGCCTGGATTTGCTTCAACCTCGCCGCCGCCAAGACCATCAACAACGGCGACGCCGCGCCGTCTTTCGCCGCTGGCGCGCTGACGGTACAGATCGACAACTAAGCCACCCAGGCGTCCATCCCCAGCCATGCCCATCATCTCATCCTCCCGCGTCACCGACCAGCATGCGCAGCCAGGCGGCGGGCGCTGGACGGTGGAGACGCAC